AGTAGTAAAGCTATACCAGATGCAGTAAAAACTTATGTTGCTTCAATACGAACAGATTGTGCAGAAATAGAAACAGCAATTACTAATGCTAGTGATATGGATGCATTTAAAGTATTGTATACAGACGAGTTAAATAGTGATGCTACAGTAAAAACAGTAGCAAGAATACATAGGTGGACAAGTGATAGCACAGTTAAAGACTATATTAGGTAAAATAAAACAAAGACTATTTGGTAAACTTTGTGAGTGTAAGCCTAAGAAAAAAAGAGGCAGACCGAGAAAGAGTGGTTAGTTGTGCCTTTAAAAAAAATACCTTTTAAACCAGGGGTTAATAGAGAAACCACATCTTATGCCAATGAATTTGGTTGGTTTAATTCTAATTTAATACGATTTAGAAAAGGTCGTCCTGAAAAAATGGGAGGATGGTCTCGATTAAGTAGTAATAACTACGATGGTACTGGCAGGTCGTTACACGTTTGGGCGGCTTTAGATGGTTCTAAATTTATGGGTTTAGGAACTGAAGCAAAATTTTATATTGAAGAAGGAGGAGGTTATAATGATATTACTCCTATTCGATCTACCGTTACTTTAGGAGCTAATCCATTTTATACTGGTGATGCAGGAACTAGTAATTTAACGGTTACACACGCAAGTCACGGAGCCGTTGTAAATGATTATGTTACTTACAGTGGAGCAACTGCTGTTGATGGAATAACCGCTGATCAAATAAATAAAGAACATCAAATTACACAAGTTATAGATGCAAACTCTTATGTCATAACTACAACAGGAAGTGCATCATCTGGTTCTACCGCAGGAGGTGGTTCTTCTGTATTGGCTCAATATCAAATTAATACAGGTTTAGGAACGGTTGTTTCAGGCACAGGTTGGGGTGCAGGTTTTTGGGGTGGTACTGCCTCCACTTACTCTGCAACCACATTATCTACAGGCATTAATAATTCTGTTACCTCTATACCTTTAACTAGTGCTTCTGATTTTGAAACTGCATCTACTACATTAAGTTCTGATTTAGATGTGTATAGTACGAGTGTTACCGTAGCAGACGCCTCTTCTTTTCCATCTAAAGGCACTATAAAAATAAATAGTGAGTTTATACGATACGCAACAAAAACAGGAAATACATTTGGTTCTTTAACAAGAGCTTCTGATGGCTCTACTATAGCAGCACATAGTAGCACCGATGCAGTTACTTTTGTAGGACTAATATTAATAGAAGATGAGTTAATTTTATACACAGGTAAATCTACAAATACGCTTGATGCAGGAGTTGCTCGAGGAGCAAGAGGCACAACTGCTGTAGCACATAGTAGTGGCGTATCTGTAAAAGAAGCAAATGATTTTATTGGATGGGGCGAGGGATCTTTAACTTCTGCATCTACTGGTCAAAATATACGTTTATGGTCTCAAGATAACTGGGGTGAAGATTTAATATTTAATGTGTTTGATGGTACACCATTTTACTGGGATAAAACACTTGGTACTTCTACACGAGGTTCTAGTTTAGCCTCTCAAGCAGGAGCATCTGACTGTCCTACAGTTGTAAGAAAAATTATGGTATCTCCTTCTGACAGACACGTTATCGCTTTAGCGTCTAACCCTCGAGGAGAAACAGAACAAGATTTACTACAAGTTCGTTGGTCTGATCAAGAAAACCCATTTGACTGGACACCCACTGCTACTAATACCGCAGGCGGTCAAAGAATATCTTCTGGTTCAGAAATTATTACAGCAAGAAAAACAAGGCAAGAAATATTAATATTAACAGATGCTAACTTACACGCTATGCGTTTTGTAGGACCACCATTTACTTTTAGTTTTACCTTGCTTGCAGGTAACGTTTCTATTGTAGGACCAAACGCTATTACAACTGTTGGAGATAGAGTGTTTTGGATGGATAGAGAAAATTTTTATGCATACACTGGTAAGTTACAAGTTATACCTTGTACTGTACTGCGTTATGTTTTTGATGATATTAACTTACAACAAAGTTTTAAATTTTTTGCTGCATCAAATAGAATGTTTGATGAGGTATTTTGGTTTTATGTATCTGGTGACTCAACAGAAATAGATCGTTATGTAAAATACAACTACACAGAAAATACTTGGGATATTGGCACTATGGTACGAACAGCTTGGGTTGATTATGGTATACACGATAATCCAAGAGCCACTGGTTCTGTGAGTGGAACACAATTTGTCTATACGCACGAAACAGGTCAGAATGATGATGGAACTCCTATGACAAGTTTTATAGAATCTGCTGATTTTGATTTAGGCGATGGTAATGAATTTATGTTTGTAAATAGATTAATACCAGATGTATCGTTAAATAACTCTGATGCATCTGTTCAATATATTATTAAGACTAGAAACTTTCCTGGTCAAAGTTTAACAACAAACTCTACTAATACAGTTACTTCTACCACTGATCAGTCTTTCTTGCGAGCTAGAACAAGACAGGCAGTAGTTAGAATAGAAAGTAATACCGCAGATGTTGCGTGGACACTTGGAGATTTACGATTAGATATTAGAAAAGATGGGAGAAGGTAATGGCTAAATTGTTAGAACAAAGTTTTGCAGATGCTCCAGATGAGTATGATGTAATAACATTTCAAAGAATATTACGAGATATAGAGACTGCTTTGACTAAAAAAGAGTTTCCTCAAGAGGTAGAAAGCTTAGATGGATCTAGGTCAGTTTCTTGGTTTATGAGTTAAAATATGGCAAATTCGTTTCAAAATGTAGCAACAGTAGTATCAGGGACATCAGATACCACAATATATACGTGCCCTACCGCTACACAAGCTATTGTAAAAAATATAAATTTGTATAATAATCATAGTGGAACAGTAGATGTTATTATAAGTATACGAGATAGCTCTGCTTCTACAACAGTCATTATAGATAAGAGTACTATGGCTGCCGCTGGAGAAACGTCCCTCACTGCTCCGTTTGTTTTAGAGGAAAGTGATACGCTCATATTAAATTGTGCAACAGGAAGTGTAATTAATGCATTTCTAAGTATTTTGGAGATTTCATAATGGAGCAGACAAGTCCTAAATATTCAGGTGAACCAACTGTTCAATCCGTTGCTTCAGGTTTAGCATCATTAGGTAGATATGGAGATACATATATGGTACACGCCGCCGAAGGCGAAACCGTTATACCAGCAGAAATACTTAACGCTAATCCAGAATTAAAAAATCAATTATTCACGCAAATGCGTATGATGGGTATTAAAGACCCAAACCGATATGTAGTAGGTAATAATTTAAACTCAATCAACCCTATAACTGGTCAACCAGAATTTTTCTTTAAAAAAGCTTTTAGAGCCGTTAGAAAAATTATTAAAAAAGCCGCCCCTATTATTGTACCCATAGTTGGTAATATGATAGCTCCGGGCGTAGGTGGACCTCTTGCATCTGCTTTGATGACAAAGATACAAGGTGGTTCAATGTCCGATGCTTTTAAGAGTGCGGCTATGGCGTATGCAGGTCAAGCCGTGGCAGGTGGTGCGGCAAAAGCTTTTTCACAAGGCTCAACAGCAGGATATGGTAAATCATTCTTAGAAGGATTAAAACAAGGAGCGTTGTCTCCTATTGAAGCCGCAGGTAATCTTTTTAGTAGTGGCCCACAAAATCCGTTAGCTCAAGGTATTTTTGGTCCAAGAGGGGCAAACGTGTTATTTAGAGAAAGTGCAAGAGAATTAGGTGCAAATAAATTTGCAGGTATTGGATCTGCATTATTTCCTGGTTATCAAGGGGCAGCAGCTAATTATGGAGTTCCACAAACAATACAAGCTCAAAACATTAACCCAGAACTTTCTAGCAGTAGTGCAAAACCTAGTAGAGGTTATGCTTCAATAGAAGGAGTTAACCCAGATGGTAGCGTTAACGCAGGAAGTGTAAGAGTTGATACGGCAGGACCGCCAAGTAGTGGTGGTATGACAGTTGATCAACAACTTCAAGCAGCAGGAGCATCAGATATAGCAGGATCTAGCACAAGCTTAAAACCAATAGGTGATGCAGCAGGAACAACATCCAGTGGTATTTTCTCAGGAACCGCAGGAGAGATAGCTAAGAAACTTGTAAAAAATCCGTTTGTTGTAGCAGGTGGAGCTGGAGCTTTAGCATATGCTTTAACACCAGAGGGTGAACTACCAGAAGAAGATTTAAATAAATTATCTGCACCACAAAGAACTGCTTATGACCAATATTTAGCATTAGCAGATAAAAACAGTGCAGAAGCACAATCGTTAAAACAAAAAGCGGGCATCTTTTCTCCTTATGCTGATAGCCCGCAAACTCTAGCTAATATTGCAGGTATATCATTAGCAGATGCACAAAGATATCTTGCTAATTTTGCAGGTGGTGGTGAAGTCATCGGACCAGGAACAGGTACTTCTGATGATATAAACGCTAAACTATCTGACGGTGAATTTGTTATGACTGCCAAGGCAGTACGAAACGCAGGTGGTGGAGATAGAAACGCAGGTGCTGCAAGAATGTATGATTTAATGAGAAGATTTGAAGGAGGTCCTGCTTATGGCTGAGTTAACAACAACATCTAGTATAGTAAGACAAGCTCCCTTTTTAGAGGAGATACAAAGAAAAATACTAGACCAAGCACTAGCAAGAGGTGAAACACCAATTGATGTCCCTGATATACAGGTTGCATCTCAAGATCCACTTACTACACAAGCGATTGAAACTGGTGCAGGTATTGGTTCTTTTATGCCGTACTTTACCAAAGGTGCAGGCACTATCGATGAGGGATTAGCGACATTAAAATCACAAGCAACGGGTGTTCCAGGATTATTAGAAGAAGCTGCGGCAACTGCAAGAGGTGCAGACGAATTACCAACACAGGCAAACATACAAGCTTTAATGGATCCGTATCAAAGCCTTGTTACAGAGCAGGCAACTGCTGAGTTAGCTAGACAAGCCGATATGGAACGAAATAAACTACTTGCTCAACAGGCAGGTATAGGTGCACTTGGTGGTGACAGAGGACAGTTACAGTTAGCAGAATTACAGAGAAACTTAACTGATATGCAAAGCAGACGTATTTTTGAAGATATGTCAAAGAATTTTCAACAAGCACAAAATGCGTTCCAGAACCAACAACAAAGACAACAACAGGTTAGCCAATTGTTAACAGGTATAGGACAGACTACAGGTCAAGAAGCACAAAGACTTGGTCAAGGCATAGGTGCGTTTGGTGAGGCACAACAACAGTTAGCAGGTGCAGGTCAAGCATTGACACAGTCACAGACACAGTTGTTATCTGGTCTTGGTAATTTAAGACAACAACAAGCTCAAACAGAGCTAGATGCGGCTAGACAGTCACAACTACAACAGATTTATGAACCTTATCAAAGAATTGGTTTTACAAGTGATATCTTTAAACCTAATATAGGTTCTGCGCAGTCTGTATTAGGCTCAACTGTGGCACCATCACCTAGTCCATTATCACAGGCTATTGGTGCAGGAACCGTGGTTCTTGGTGGTATAAAATCTTTTGGTAATCCGTTTGAGTCTATATTTAAACCGAGTAGTAGTTAATGAGAAAACCCGTACGATCAACAGTAGCAAATAGAAAATACTTTCAAGGTGGTGGACTAGCTCCGATGAAACCTGCCGCACCTGAAGAAGCCGTTGGTATTATGGCATCTTCACAACCACTGGTAGATATGGTTGCACAAAGTGCAGGTAATCCACAAGGTGGTATGTCTCCTTTGAACTTTAATCAAGGTGGTACAGTGGATGTTCCTACGGGTAGAACTACATCTAGACTTAGAGATCTAGACTTAAAATTAGGAAGAGGTTTACAAAATCTTTATCAAAATCTTTATCCAAGGTCAAATATTAAAGCAGATTTTTATGACCTTATACCAGGGGGAGAGGGTATACCATCAGCAATTAGAAGTATTTTTACAAAAGATGCTCTTACAAAATCTTTTAGTGTTGGACAATTAGGAGCAGTGGATATGTTAATAAAAAAGAACCCTAAAAAAGATCCACGTAAAATAATGGAAACGGCTTACAAAGTTTATAATGAAAATCCAAATTACGGAAAAGAAATAGACAGTAAACTTCAAAAAGCAGTTGATCAGATAGGTAGAGCTGTTCCTAGAGAATTGACTTCTGAAGAAATAGAAAGAAATAAAACAAGTATTGACCCTATTACTGATAAACAAAGAGAACAAAGTAAAAAATCTATAAAAGAGGCAGAGGCACAAAGAATAGAAGAAATAACTAAAAGTATAGAAGGCAAAGATGCTTCTGATAAAGATATCAAAACAGAAGAGTTTACTTTTCCTTTTGCTAAACAAGAAAAAACAAGTGTAGCTAAAACATCAGAGGATCAACAAGATAATCAGAATGCAGAAACTATTGCAAATGAAAAAGGAGTGAACGCAATTTTAGATAAAACAACTCAAGAACCTGTTAATCAAAATGAAGAAGCTAAAACTGCTATGGATGAAACAATTCAAAACATAAACAAAAATGCAGAAGAAGGTAATCAAGAAGAAACGGAAAAAAGTATTGAAGATTACACAGAAGAGTTTAAAAAAGCTATGCCTAAATTTGAAGGTATGACTGAAGAAGAAAAAGGTTTTGCTATTATGGAAGCTGGATTAGCTATTATGGGAGGTCAAAGTCCTAGAGCCTTAGAAAATATATCCAATGGTTTACAACCGTTAGTAAAAAAGTTTGCTAAAAACAAAGAGCAAGAAAGAGCTTTTAATCAACAAATAAATATAGCTGCAGCTAAATATGGTATAAGTAAAGTAGATCAAGATAGAGCAAGAGATTTAGCTTTATCAGACCAATTAGCAAAAGAGGGAAGAACGTATGCTCCAGGAAGAGTAGTGTTAAAACCTTTTACATATAAAGGTAAAAAATACGGTAAAAATGATTTTTTTGAATTTACCAGAGGAGAAATGGAAACGAATGAATTTAAAAATATTCCTGCTGGAACGTTAGCTTCAGAAAGTGCTTTTGGACAAATAAAACAAAGTGAAAGAACTTTTTCAGATAATCTAAGACTTATTGAAGTAGCTAATGCCGCTTTTAAAAAGGAACAGTTAGGACAAGGAATTAAAAGTGCTGAGTTTGATAAAAATATGGAAACTTATCAAAAATCAGGTGAGGGTTATTATACAGGTTTAAGAATGCGTGCTCAGTTAGGAGAAGCAGCAGCAATACTTATGGATGATCCTGATGCTATTTTAGGAGCAAAAGGTTACTTAGGAACTATGGCAGATAAAGCTCTTAACCTTGCTGGTCTTAATAGAGGTGAATTAAATGCATTAAGAAATGAAGGTAAATTAAAAATTTTTAATGCAAAAATGAAACAAATCGGTACTACAATGCTTGTTGAAATTTTAAATGAAAGCACTAAAACTATTTCTGATCAAGACAGAAAAAGAGTGGAAGAGTTAACATCTCAAGTTCTACGAGGAGGAGATTTTACTAAAAGTTTAAAAGAAGTTCAAGATATGATGACATTTTTGGATGGTCAAATTAAAAAAGGAATTGTATCTAATACAACAACAATGAATAGACTTGAAAGAAAATTTGAAGATGGTTTAAAAATAAAAGATGTTGATATAAAAACTTTAGATCCTAAAGAACAGCTAAAAGGCATAAGAGATGATTTAACTTTTGGTTTTACAGGTAGAGGAGGACAAGCAATTAAAATTTCTGATATATGGGATCCAGATGGAGATGATGGAGCAGGTGATTTTAAAACAGAACTTTCTTTTCCAAAAGGTACTCAAACATGACATTATTAACATTACCTTCAGGTCAAACCATTGATTTTGGAGATATGGATAAAGAATCAATTAAAAAAACTCTTCAAGGTATGCAAGCAAAAAAACCTGAACTGTTTCAAGAGGCTAAACCTAAATACGCTCCAGAAATTTTTGCAGAGGCTAATAAACAAAGATTATTAGAAACTGAACAGCAAACTAGTGAAAAGGCACAACAAAAAGATTTAGTTACTAATGATGGTGAAGTGCAAAGTCATGCTTTTCAATACTTTTATGGTAAAGCAGACAATGACAAAGGTAGAGAGATGCGATTAACTCAAGAGTTTGGTGATGGTACTTTTCAAAAGTTAGGCACTAATGATTATATGTTATTGTTAGATAATATATCTACAGAAAAAAAACGTCAATATAATTTACCAGAAGAAGGAACTATACGTGTAAACAAAAAAGGTTTTTCAAGATATGATTTAAGTAGATTTGGTGGTGAATATCGTGGTCCATTGATTGCTACTACTGCCGCAGGTTTAGCATTTACAGGTGTTGGTATATTACCATCAATGGCGATTATGGGTGTAGCAGGTGCAACAGGTAAAGCGTATGATGAATTAGTTTCTGAAGAATATTTTGAAGGTTTACAAGATCAAACTAGAGATGAGATATATGGAGATATTGCTAAAGAAGGTATAACAATGGCTTTAGGAGAAGGTATCTTTAGAGGTTTGTTTGCAGGAGCAAGAAGAATTATTAAAGGACCAGGGCCAAAACCTAATGAAGCGAGAGTAGATGAGTTAATTGATTTAGGATCTAGTCCAAAAGAAGCAAGAAAAGTTGCTACAGAAGAAGCACGTTTTGAAATGAGAACAGCTATAAAAGAAGGTGCAAGACCCAATATTAGTGAAGTTAGTGGTAAAGCTTTTTTAGGAAGAATGCAGGCTATTTACGAAGCTATTATTCCTAATAGAGGAGCCGCAGTTGCTAATCGTAATTATGTAAAAAAAGTTTTTGATGAGTTTAATGCAGGTAATTTATCAGAAACAGAATTAAAACAAACATTAAAAGCACAAGCAGAAGATGTAAGTTCTATTATAGCAAATGATATGAAAGATCCTAATAAAGCTTTTAAACAAGCTCAAGGTAGATTAAATGATGTTATTAAAAAAGAATTAGATGAGTTAGATAATATTGTTACTAAGGGTGTGCCAAATGAAACGCAAGCATCTTTTTTTGAAACATTATATGAAGGTGCTTCTAAGTTATGGAAAACAGACTCTGATGCGTTGTTTAGAAATGCAGAAAGTTTAATTGGCACAGGTAAAAGAAGTAAAATAGATGCTTTGCCTGGATTAGTTAAACTAATTGAAGATTTACAGAAAGATGTTTTTAAAAGGGCAGACAAATCTGCAAATCTTTTTGACTCTCCAATAATGGTGGAATTAAGAAAAAAAATTGGTTTTGTAAAAGACTCAAAAAAAGCAGGAGTTTTTGTTCACGAACCATCGCAACAAAAAGCATTTACCATCAAAGAAATTAATTCTTTAAGACAAGCTTTAAGATCTTTATCTAAAGACCCATCTGTTGCTCCAGGAATATTAGATAATGATATCGGTAGAGTTATAGAACAAATTAATAAATCAATAGAAGCAAAACAAGTTCAACTAGGTTTAGATTTAGCAGAGGCAACTTCTAAAAAAGATATTATGGGTATAGAAAAAGTACAAAGAGGATTTGATGCTTTACGTCAAGCTAATGAATATTACTCTGAAGGAGCAAAAACATTTCTTAATAGTAATGTAAAAACTTTTCTTAGAAAGGTAAAAGAAAAAGAAGTAGTAGATCTTAATTTTGCTATGGATACGTTTAAAAGACAACCAGGGCAGTTAGATAATTTTTTACAAACTATTACACCAGATGAAACTGAGGTTCTTTCTTTGTCTAAAATTCCCTCTTCTGTTTTTAATGAATTAGCTAGTTATTCTAAACGTGGAGACTTTATTAATTTTAACAAGCTAGTAGCAGAAAAAAAGTTAACTAAATTTATACCTAAGTTTGATGAAAGATTAGATCAACTACCTAAAAATTTAGATTATGTAAAATATTTAGGTAAACAAGTTGGAGATCAAATGGATACTTATGCAACTCTTTCTACAAGAAAAGCAGATCCCTCTGCTTTTATTAATGGTGTAAAAGAAAAAATAGCAAACAATGAAATGAAAAATTTATTAACCGCAGGTATTGGAAGACAAAAAGATACTTTTGATTTTAGTTCTTTTAGTGGTGAGTTTAAAAAAAATAGAGAGTTTTATAAAAAAGTATTTGATAAAGATACTTTTAATTCTTTAGAAAACATAATGAATGATTCATTTGTTGTTGGTCAAGCAACATTAAAAGATTTAAGTCCGTTAGGTAATTTAACATTAAAAAGCACACGTTCTATGGTTGAAGATATACAAAACAATTTAAATAGTATTATAGCAGACAGTTCTGATGATTTATTCAAAGCATTGTCTAGTGGTAAGGTTGACAACTTAGAAACAATTACAACTGGTTTATTAAAAAATCCAGAGTCTTATCAAAAACTAATCACTAAATTAAGACAAACAGGAGACCAAGGTAAAAGAGCAGCAGATGCTATGGAGGGTTTTGTAAGTCCAGAGGGTGTTTATCAACCAGGAATAAAAGATTATGTAATGCAAAAAGTTTTATCCGCAGGTTTTCCTGATGGTATAAGTGCCGATTTAGTAAAATCAGGTAAGTTTGCAGATCCAATATTAAAAAACATAGACACAATGAATCAAACAGGTGCGTTAGATACTATTATTGGAAAAGAACAAATTAGTTTACTAAGAGAAGCTTTAAAAAACACAACTAAAATGTCTGATCAAGCTTTTAAAGGTCAAGCAGGATTAGCTCCTGCGGCATTTATTGCAGGCGCAGGTTTAAGAGCTATAACTGCTCCATTATCTTTTTTAGGTGAAGTTAGTTCTATTTTTCTTTTAGGAAAAGCATTACGAACAGAAACAGTTTTAAAATCTCTTACACAAACTAGATTGTCTTCTAGAGAATTAAAAAGAGCAAGAGAGTTAGGTGCAGGTTTGGATGATTTAAGTGTAAGAAATATGCAGATAAAAGAATTTATAAATCAAAATGTTAGAAAATATGCAACATTATCTTTATCTGATACTGGTGAGTCAGGAGCAGAGGCAATAGAAAGAGAAGTAATAACTCCGGGCGTAGAAGAATTAGAAAAATCAGGCGTACAAATACCAACCAAAAACCAAATCGTTAATCAAGCAAGTAACGCACTTAAACAAGTAGAACAAGACAAATTACTAGGAATAAACTAATGCAAATAGATCCAATGTTAATGTGGAACGTTATCATAACCGTGGTCCTTGGACCATTTGCATGGGCATTTAGTAAGATGTTTGCAGAAATAAAACGTTTACAGATCTTGTTAAATCGAACAAGAGAAGATTACGCAACTAAGAAAGAGCTTCAAAATGAAACGAAAGAGATAAAGGAATTAGTTATCCGCATAGAGCAAAAGCTAGATCGTTTTATTGAGAAGAACAATGGTTGAACCAATATCCACAGCGCTCGCTGGTATAGCATTAGTTAAAAAAAGTGTAGATTTTGTAAAACAACAGATACAAACCGCTAACGATATAGGCGACATTATTGGTCATATTGATAAGGCTATGATGGGCGAACAACAAGTCATTAAAGCTAGAGACAGTAAAAACGTTGATCATTTTGCCGTAGAAAATGTGGCCCAAGAAGTAATAGATGCTAAATTAGCTCGTGAACAAATGAACGAATTACGTAACTTGGTTAATCTCCGTTTTGGTCCTGGCACTTGGGAGTTTATCTTACAAGAACGTAAGAAACGTATTGATGCAAAAAAACAAGCAATTAAAGAAGCCAAAGCAGCAAAGATGAAAAAACAACAACAAATTGCTGAGTATATAAAATATGGTTTACTAGCAACCGTAGTAATAGCTTTTATAGGTGTTGCTTTAGCTGTTATGGTTAAATTTGTCTGGGCACATTCTGTGGAAGGAGACGAAAAATCTTGTAGGTTATATGAACCTAAATATTTTTTAATATGCATGTCTGAGGGAAGAGGTTACGCTGATACACAATTATACTTAGATTATAAAAGAGAAAAAGAAAATTGGATAATAATAGAGGGAGATTAATATGAAACCAGAAAATTTAGATAAGTGGCGTATATGGCCAAGATTGCTAATAACCTTATATGGTTTAGCTTTCTTTAGAGTTACAGAATGGTTTATGCAACTCGAAGACCCAACCAATGCACAATCTGCTTTTGTAAGTGTTTTAGTAGGAGCAGGTGCGGCTTGGTTTGGTTTGTATTGTGGGTCTGGTAAAAAAGAATAAAGTGTGTTAGTCTTATGGGATGTCGTATTTAATGTCCAACATCCCACACTTTAAAGCGTGGGTTAGAAAAGAGTTTACACACAATCACATAAAATATCACGGTGAGTATTTGCACGCTTTAGTCATAGCAGTAACTACTATCCCTGATCGATGTTTATCGTTTCAAGTAGTATTTACAGGTATTGATGAAGAAGAAAATGTTCACGGTGGTGCTATGTGGGCACGTATGCCAATTACTAGTTTGGTTGCTGACGAAGTGTTAGAGGAGATGCCAGAGCGTATGGATACACATCTAGCACAACCTTGGGACTGCTCATCAAGAGGTCATTCTATTATTGTTATGGACAGAGTAAGTTCTAGTCCTTGGTTTTGTAAAATAGGTGGTGAGTTTTATAAGGGCAGATATATGTTTACAGTAGACTATACAGATAGCTATATCTCAGATGATCCTGCACAACATAAGCAGAGTCACGTACTACAACTTATTGACTCTGGTTCTTGGACTGGTAATATAGTAGCATTACCTAATAACAGAGTTAGGGTAACTAATCCTGCTTTGTGGACAACAGGCGAAGGTGCACCAGATTTTAGACCTAGCCAATATATTCACACCGCAGAAATACACGACAGTTACACCGATTCTGATGTTACGTTTAACAACCTATATAAAAAGGAGAAGTAAATGCCAGGAAAAAAAATGAGTAAATATATGGCCAAAGGTGGAAAATATATGTCTAAAATGGCTAAAGGCGGTAAGTATATGTCCAAGATGGCTAAAGGTGGTAAATATATGGCCAAAGGTGGTGTAAAGAAAACAACTAAAGTTATGACCGTTGCACAGATTAGAGCTGCTGCAAATAAAAAAGGTTATAAACTAGTGAAAAAGTCTTAATGGCTGTTAAAAGAAAAACCACTACACGAAAGAAAAAAACTACCAAGAAAAAAGGAGCAAAGCCAACTAATCCTGCGTTATATGCAAGGGTTAAGGCAGAGGCAAAAAGAAAGTTTGATGTATATCCCTCCGCTTATGCAAATGCTTGGTTAGTTCGTACGTACAAAAAACGTGGTGGTGGATACAGGACTGCATAATGGCTACTAAACCTACAGGTGGTCTTACAGCGTGGTTTGGAAAAGGTTCTAAAGGCGACTGGGTAGATATTGGATCTCCAAAGAAAAAAGGTAAGTTTCAGGCTTGTGGTAGAAAGTCAACTAAAAAAAGTAAACGCAAATATCCTAAATGCGTTCCAAGAGCTACGGCTCAACGTATGACAAAATCTCAAATAACAAGTGCTGTAAAAAGAAAAAGAGCCGCAGGCAATCCTGGTAAAAAACCTACAAATGTAAGAACATTTGCTAAGAGAAAAACAAGGAGAAAAAATGTCAGAAAAACTGGATAATATAACAGATTTAATATCCTTACATGAAGGCGTAAAGTATCGTGTATATGATGATGCAAACGGAAAAGAAATAAAAGCAGGTGATACTTTAGTAGGTCATCCCACTATTGGTGTTGGTAGAAATGTAGCTGCAGACGGTATTGGTATTACCAGAGAAGAAATAAATTTTATGCTAATAAACGATATTAAAAGAGTAAAAGGTGAAGCAAAAGATTGGATATTTTTTAACGGTCTTAGTAAAGTTAGACAAGCCGTGATTATAGATATGTTATTTAATATGGGTAGAACTAGATTTAATCCTAATAAATGGCCAAAGTTTTTTGAAGCTATAGGTAATCACGATTGGGAGAACGCTTCAAAAGAAATGTTGGATAGCTCTTGGAGTAAACAAGTAAGAACAAGAGCCGAAAGATTAAGTGGTATGATGAAGACTGACAAATGGCCAAAAAGTTAATTATTCGCCCCAACTGTCACCCACTTCTACATCTATTTTTGATGGTATCTTCATCTCAGGAAAACAGTTTTCCATAAGAGTTTTTATTTTATTTACCTTACTAGATTCGCTTACAGAAAAACAAAGTTCATCGTGCACGGTTAACATAGGCATAAAACCTTCATTATGACAGATAATCATAGCTCTTTTTGTCTGGTCTGCACTAGATGATTGTATCAACCTATTTAAAGCTTTGTATGTAAAAGCAACTTGATAATTACCTGGGTTTTTCTTTCTCCAATCTTTATCTCTATCTTCTAGTGGTGTATCTAATATGTTTTGCCATTCTTCTTCTAACTTATCCATATGTATAACTTTTTTATATCCACCAAAACCTTTTGGCTCTCTCATAGGAAACCTACATTTTCTACCTAGTAATGTTCGTATCTCTCCCTTTTCTGTAGCTACCTTCATAACCGCAGAAGCCATATCTTTAATAAAAGGTACTTTCTCATTATACTCTGCCCGGAGAGACTTAGCCTCATCAAAGGGTATATCACCTAAAATATGTGCCAACTTACCAATGCCCATACCATACATAATTCCAAGATTAATAGTTTTAGCCAGTGTCCTATCTATGTCTGCCATATCTGCTACCATCTGATGAAAGTCTATATCATCTTTTTTATAACTAGCTACAATCTCTTGTACTTTTATATTGTCTTTTGTAGCAGGTGTTAAAGAAGCATAGTGCATTAACCATCTAGGCTCCTGCGCACTGTAATCTAAACTCGCCCACTTATCACCCTCTTCTGGTAAAAACAAACCACGTATCATTTTTTTAATCTCAGGATGTCTAGCGGGTACTTGTTGTAGGTTAGGATGACTAGATGAAAATCTACCTGTTACTGTACCCCCATCATCTGATCGTAACTGGTTAAACTCACAATGTATTCTACCCTTGTACTGATGATTAAGTATTGTTTCTATAAACGTGGTATTTGCTTTGTTGTACTCTCGTATCTCTAATATCTTTTTAGCTATAGGATGTTTATGTGTTTTTAAAAAATGTTTTGTAAAACTAGGTGCATTAGATTTTTCTGTTCTCTCATAAGTTAAACTTAATGAGTCAAATGCCTTTGCTAAACTAGTCGCCGTCCACGGTTCAATGTTCACTCCTGTTTCATCTTTTACTTGTTTTAACAATACATCTTCTTTTTGTTGTAGCATCTTCTTTGTTTTTTCTGCTTTGTCTAAATCAACTCGTATACCTTTTTGTCTCATATTAAATATAATTGGTAACAAGGATAACTCTAAGTCTAGTATCTTGTCACAGTTTTCAAACGATAGTTTTCTGCGTAACACATTCCATAAATCAAGTGTAAGCTTGGCATCTGTTTCAGCGTAACTTGCTACTCTTGATGCAGGCAGTTTCCACATTTCTTTTTTAGCATCCACACCGTGTTGATGTGCCGCTATTTTTAAATCATCTTCTTTTTTTCTTTCACCTAAATATGTATAGCCTAAAGCATTTAAACTGTAAGAGAACCTGTTCTCATCTAACAAAGGTGCTGCTATCATTGTATCTAACACTTTGCCCGGAACTGCTATACCCTCTGTTGATAGCCAACCTAAGTCATACTGTGCGTTGTGAAACACAACAGACATACCGTGTTTTAACTGATCCTTCAACCAACGTAGCACTATGTTCTTTGACAAGTTCCCGCCACCCTCGTGTGCTATAGGTAAGTATGATTTCCAGTTAGGAGTAGCAACTGCTATACCTGTTAAAAAACCATCTTTGCGTGACCAACCTGGCCCTAGTGTTTGTATATTAGGATCGCAAGTCTCTGTATCAATTGCTATAATTTTTTCTTTTGATAAATCTGGTAAATTACTTGGTGGTGTCCAAGTCTTCTCGTCAAATAAATCTCTTTCGTACATTATACCTCATTTCCCCAAGTCACCCACCCTGGGGTCTTTTGTCTTGCGAATAACTCTATTCTAGGCAAATCCCCACATAACTCAACTATTTTATCTCTTACACAGTCTGGCTTCTTTGAGTGTCTTTCTATTGGCTCATAGATAACCTGATGCACAGACTTTGATACACGTTTAGGTTTACCAACTGTACCTAACAAACAAAGTTCTGCATTAGCTCTCGTCCAATACCCCATACCCCAAAAAGATGAAAAGTTATCTTCTGGTAAAAACGTAAACTGTTTGGTGTTAAATTTTTTATTTGTCTTTATCCAAGCAAAGGCACACGTCTTATATGTAAAACCCCAACGCTTCATTGTTTCAATGCCTTCTATTAATTTAGGAAACGTAACCCACATTAATAAAATACAATTATCATTTGCTATCTCTTGTACTGGCATACTATAAATGTCTTCATCTTTCATAATCGGATACGGTGTAACCAAATCTCCAGAGTATGTTTTGTATTGCCAAGGTGGATCTGCGTAAATAATATTGTATTTACCTCTGGGCAAACTAATCTTATCCACAAAACCCCCTGTGAGCTTGTGTTTTAAATAAAAACCCGTTTAAATGACCACTGAGTGCTTTAAAATAAGTCTTGCTTATGATTGTACCTTGTAAATCATTCATAATCACGCTCTATTATCATTTCACAATAATGTATCGCTTTTAGTATGTCTTCCTTCTTACCTTTCTTAGCGTGACGACAAATATATTTAATAACATTGCCTTCTGCAAACGGTAATTCGTTTTTGTTTATAAACTGAGAAGGTTGTATCTTAAAATCTTTATAATGATCTCCGCCCTTGTCCCACAAGTTATCATCAGAGGCATGATTATAAACTTTGTTTAAAACAGTTTGAAATTCTTCTACTGTTTCTTTTGGTATATCTTTGTTTTCTTCAAAAAATTTTACTAACATTTCACTAAGTTTTTCTTTCATAGTTGATAATACCTTTCTGTTTGTGGTTGCATAATATGTAAATTATTTTTTGCTCTAGTTACACCAACATAGAACACTCTATGCTCTGTTGATGGATCTCTTTGATATTCTTTACTAGCGGCATACGATATATCTGGTATGAGTAAAACATTTTCACACTCGCCACCTTTCATAGAATGTATCGTACTTAATTTTATTCTAGGCTTTTTTACATTGTCTCCTCTTTTCAATGCATTCAAAACATAATGTTGCATTTGTAATCCAATCTTACCTAACACCTGATGCCATCTAAATTCTTTACCCATTTGTAATCCTACTTTTTCTTCTAATATATTTAGGTTTAACATTTGATCTACATCAAATTGTCTAAATGCTTTTGATGTAGGGCCACATCCTTTTTTAAATCCTTCTCCTACAGACATATAAGAATATAAATTTCTTACACTAGTAATATTTGCTTCTTTGCCTTTACATAAATCTTCCCACGTTAAAATAGCTTCATACATTTTTTTAGGAATACTAGGATGATCGTGTCTGCTATAAATCCAACCTTCTTCTTTTAAACTTGCAGCATATCTATCTAAAATTCTATTTGTCCTACCAAGTATTACCCACTCGCCTGTATCTATTGGAACGTCTGATAAATTATAGTGATAAGTAACCGAACCTTTTTCATCTCTTGGCTCCCATTGTTTTAATGCTCGACCATCTATCCTTGTTACAATCTGTTGTGCTAAACTCCACACTTCTTTTGGTACACGATAACTTTGTGTTAATACTTCTTTTTCTTCTGTTGCTTTTAAAAAACTTTTTACATCGGCTCCCTGAAAACTCATAATTGCTTGATCATCATCTCCAGTAAAAATTTGTATCTTTGGATTTTGTCTGAGTACATCTACCATCTTCCATTGTAGTGTAGACAAGTCTTGAGCTTCATCGACAAACAATGCATCTATATCTGGGCACTCTCCTTTTTTTATAAACTCAGAAATCATATCTGTAAAATCTATCTTGCCTTTTTTCTTTTTGTAATCTTCATAGGTTTCTATCATTCGTAAAAGTTCTCCATAATCTAAATCATAGTTTCCCTCTTGTTGAAATACTTCTTCTAACGATGTTGTTTTACTTCTATACAAATGATATAGATTTAAATACGCATCACCTTTTTTATATCCCACCATATCAAAATCATTTTCTGCATCTTTAGATTGAGTTGTAAAATCTAAACCTATTGCTTCAGATATTTTTTTTAAATCAGATCCTCTTATAACGTCATCTACTTTGTATCCAAGTGCGTGAAATGCCATCGAATGTAATGTTTGAAAGTATGGTAAATCTTTGTCCACTATCCCCCAATCACTACACACTCTATCTTTACTTTCATTTGCAGCTTTTTTTGTAAAAGAAACATTGGCAATCTTTGAAGGATCAATACCTTTTTCAATAAACTCTTTTACTAGTTTAGAGTTGGTGTGTGTTTTACCGCATCCTGGCGGTCCCAAAATTGTTTTCTTCAAAACGGTGGCTCCTCATCATCTATAGTTACTTTAGGAAACTCTACATCTCCTTTTTTTATTTCTGGTATAAACCAAACACGAACGGTCTGCCATTTATTTTTATTGTCTTTAAATCTATATTGTTTGTCTGCCTCTTCTCCATTGTTCATTTCTTTTAGTCGCTCTGTTATTTGACCTCTAGTGTATGTAGTAAAGTTATGTCTTTTTAAAAACTCCTGCAAAGAACTCAACTTAAAATGTGTGTAGTTATCTTCTGTCCAGGGTTTGCCTGTCATTAATTCTTCTGGACTTCTTGCTTGTAATCTAGCCGTACAAAACATTTCTAATAATTCTTGAAACTGACCTTTGGTTGTTAACTCCTCTGGTACAGATATTCTTGTAGCATTTGCTAACAAGGCATCTACCATTTCTCTCCAGTCTGACTCTTTTAATCTTGCAGGCATCTTATACATTTGCTCCATACAAGCTCTTTGAAAATCTACCTGCATTTGTAATTGTTTTGTAGACAGTTCTAATCTATGTCCATCTACATCACAAAACCAAACAGGTGGTTCAGACTCTACAACTGTAAGACCTCCGATAGTAGGCATAGATAAACTTGTACCTACACCAAACTTCATTGTTTTACATAACGATTTATTGCAATGACTTTTTAAAGGCTCTTGCTTACACGCATAAAAATATTCTTTTTTTTCTAATTGATTTTGTATTGTTACAATTTCTTTTGCAGGCAATGGTGGATTACAATTTTCATTGTTATGTTTTTCAAGTAAGTCTTTCCAATTTTCTGGTGAAGACATTTTATAGTACAGTCCTATATTTAACATCGTATTATTTCTACCACCCTCTGGTATACCAAACTCTGTCAACTGTCGAAGACAAGGTGGTCCTGAAGGTAGTATATCATTGTTTGTACCTATCACAATGTCTCTTAGTTTTTTTATTGTAATTCTATTTTTTTCTGCTCTCTTTATAAATTCTTCTAGTGTTATGTCTTGACCATTATTTCCTATAGCATATCGCATCGTATACTTGTAATTAAAATATGGCAGATTAATAAAGTTTCCTACATCTCCTCTTTCTACAATAACTTCTTCTTGCTTTGGAAATATTTCACAGTTGCCATACCCTAATGCCGATGCAAACTCGGCTAGTCTATCTCGTATCTCTGTTGCCGATATAGGCTCACTTAAAAATATATATAGATGTGCACCACCACTTTTTGATCTACATAAAGTCAATGGTAATTTTAATTTTTTAATTTTTTTTGCTAAACCTTGTAAGTCTAAATTGTATTCATCAATATCTAATACACCAAAACGGCATTGATTATTTTCATCGATAGGTATACTGCCGATACCTTTTTTTCCATCAAGGTGTTGTTGTACTAAATCCAAAGACAACGGCTCACGGACAATGTAACTCTTTGACATTTGTTTACCGTGCTTTTTAGAGTCAATAAGTTCTGTTTGACCGTGTGCGTTTGAGAAACCTCTAAATAAATTATAAAATTTCTCTGTTAGTGACTCCATATCAAAATCACTTCTCGTAATCTAGTAATAGTTCCTCGCCCTTAACAATTGGTCTTTTGGTAATGACATTGTAAATTAAATAATCATCCCAATCTTGTGTGCAAGCTAAAAAACAATTTGGTTTATTTGAGTGATTTATAAAGCCACCAAGTGGTGTTCTAATATAGGTAATAATCATTGGAACTTTTATATGCGTTGCTCCTAAATTTGTTTGTGCTTTTATGTTTGTAGAAGCAAATATTCCGTGACCATCAACCTTGCTTTCTTTTATACAGACTTCTTCTGGTAAAGGCTTATAGTAAAATCTATTGTATTTTATTTTCATAGCAGTATATAATGTACATATTATTCATTAATCTATTCTCCGAAATAAGAGGAGTGGGTCACCCCACTCCTCTTTTTGGTTAAAATGGTACTTCGTCTTTATTAGCATCAGTAGGTGGTAAAGCCGTTAACTCACCACTGTTAATACTAGCGTGAAATGATTTTGCATCATTATAACTCTCGATACTGTCAACCATTTTCTCGTGTTGAACAGACCAAGTATACCAATTGCCTTTGTCATTACTTTCTTCAACAGTTTTTAATCTGTATACTTGTGAAAAAGAGGGTAATGTTTTTCCATTGTGTTTTTGCATCATCATTATGCTCATCCACTGTCTTGATTTTTTTAATTGTGTTTTTTTCATATCCACAATCGCATTCTCAAGAGTGCCATCTTCGTGCACAATCTTCACATAATGTTGAGCAGTTCTTACCAACTCATTATCATTTTCTAGAAATTCTATAGAAGAGTTTTTATCAATTTTTTTTGCTTTTTTAACTTCTTCTGAAGAAGGGTTTAATTCACCCACAAAACCTCCACCTTGATCTCTTGGAACAAACTCTAGGAACTTCAATTGAAAGTGAATAGGTATAACGAGTATACCTTCCTCTGCACTCCAGAATTGTTTTGTTACTGTGTTAAAAATATCTCCTTGACTTGCACCTTTAATAAAAGCAGAGTCAGATTTTTTTATCTGTGGACTTAATGCTTGTATCACTCTTATAAAAGGTATTTGTACATCAGAAGATGTTACCTCTTCAAAACCACCACCAGAGTCTTTTGACATTTCCTCTAGGATGCTTACTGCTTTTTTATTATTAGTCTTACTCATCTTTACCTCCTTTGATTTTAGCGATTTGACCAACATGAGCATTGAATAATTCCATATCAATATTTTGATTATTCTCTACTCTTTCACGAACCAATTTTTTTAGTGTAGATGGTTCTACCCACACTCTTGCCGTTGTATCCATTCCTTTTTCTTCTAACTCTGATTGAATAGAACGTGCTCTGTTATCCTCGTTGACACCAAACTTTACTGTCACTTCGTTTTTGATGAAGTCCGAGGCTCCTATATCACGCAAATGCAATATAGCTTGTTCCCTTTGAATAGGATCTTTTGGCATAGTGGCACTTACAAAAGTAGCAAGTGAAACGGCATTACCATTTACCTCTACTTTATCCATACCCATCTCTGCCATTTTCGCAGGGATTAAATCAAACAAATAACTATTCTTTTTTTGCTTTAAAATTTTTACTTCTTCTTCTAAAACATCTATTTGTTTGTTAACAGTACTGGCTTGCTTTATCAGATCGCTAAGATCTTTTCCACCTTGAGTAGATAAGTCTTTAAATTTGTCTGCATCTGCTTCGGCTTGTTTCCATATTTCTTCGTTCATTTTTCACATACCTCCTTGTCAGGTTTATTATTGATAATCTCCAATGCCACCACGAAAGGAAAGTTTGACTGGGTAGTACATCTTTTCTATCCTATCCCATTTCAAAACAGTAACCTTACCGTTATTAACATCACTGGCAACAGTAACTGCCACACCAATCAAAGCAGGATCGCCAAGCAACAATAAATAATCGTTGTCTGAAAACTTAGTAAGCTTTCTTTTAAATTGGCTAATAATTCTACTTGGATTTAAATGTAGTTGTTCTGTTGGATTAGCTAGTGGTATCAGCTCTCCATACTTTGTAGCAGATATAATATCCACCTTTGGATTTTCCTGCACCACATAAACTGTATTCATACTTATCCCTTTCTTAGCAATCGTCTAGTGGCTTAGAAAAAGTCTAAGCCACTTGATTGGAGTCACTTGAATAAAAAATTTAAACAAATGTAAAATAAATGTAATTGATAAAAATAATTGTGTCAATACTTGACTTGGGAAAAAATATTCAGATAATGGATTTATGTATAAATTTAAGACCGAACCATTTCAACATCAAAAGGATGTGCTCAAGACATCGTGGTCAAATACGGTGTGGGCATACTTTATGGAAATGGGTACAGGTAAGTCCAAAGTATGTATAGATAATGTAGGTATCTTGTTTGAGAAAAATGAAATAGATACCTTTGTTGTTATTGCACCCAAGGGTGTATATAGAAACTGGTCAAACATAGAGATACCAGTGCATCTACCAGATCACATAGAAAAAGTTATTTGCGTGTGGAGACCATCGCCAAATAAAAAAGAAAAAGAATTACTGCTATCGCTGTTGAAAGAAAAAGTTCCGGGCGTACTACGAATTTTTGTAATGAATGTAGAGGCTCTGTCCACTGCCAAAGGTACATCATATTTGGCAGCGTTGTTAAAAAAATCGAATACATTTTTAGCGATTGACGAATCAACTGCTATCAAAAATCCAAAAGCCAAACGTACAAAGACAATTATAAAAATGGGTAAAGGAATAAAATATAAACGAATCTTAACGGGTTCTCCTGTCACACAATCGCCATTAGATTTATGGGCGCAGTGTAATTTTTTAAGTCCTACCTTATTAGGAGAAACGGGTGATAACTTTTTTCAGTACCAATATCGTTTTGCTATTATGAAAAAAACAACGGTGGGTGCGAACTCTTTTAATATGATAGTAGGCTATCGTAACTTAGATAAATTAGCAGAGCTGTTAAAAAACTTTTCTTCTCGCATTATGAAAGAGGAGTGCCTGGATTTACCTGATAAGATTTACATTACTAGATCTGTCCAATTAACTGAGGACCAGGAAAGAATATATTCGGAAATAAAAGAGTTTGCCTTAGCTAATATTACTGATGAAGACTTTATGACAGCACCGAATATTATGACACAATTAGTGCGACTACAACAAGTATTATCTGGTCACACAAAAACGGATGATGGAAAAATTATAGAAATTAAGGATAACCGTCTGCCAGAGCTTATCAACTGCATAGAAGATATGTCAGGTAAGATAATTATATGGTCACGATTTCGCTACGATATTAAGCGAATTTACGAATCACTTACCAAGATACACGGCTCCAGGTCCACGGTTACTTATTATGGTGATACTTCTGATGAGGACAGAAGAGAAGCTATTGAGCAGTTTCAGAATGGAGATGCTCGTTTTTTTATTGGCAATCCTCAAACGGGTGGGCACGGCATAACATTAACTGCGGCTAACAACGTTATTTATTTTGCTAATAGTTTTGACTTAGCACTTCGTATGCAATCAGAAGATCGTTGTCATCGAATAGGTCAAAAGAAGAAAGTTACCTATGTAGATCTTATTGCAGAAAAAACAATAGATGAAAAGATTGTAAAAGCATTGGTAAACAAAAAGAAAATTGCCAGTTTAGTTATGGGCGATGAATTAAAAAAATGGTTAACATAAAGGAGAAAATTATGCCAGATATAACAAAAATGAAAAGTGTAGCTGTTCCAATAGAAACCTACAAAAAATTAGAAAAGTTAAAGAAAAAAAACTCAAGGTCAATAGCTAGACAAATAGCTTATCTTGTCGATATAGCTTACAGTTTGCCTTCAGAAAAACAAATGATAAAAAAGGCAATGAATGGCCAGGAGGATGGATAAATGAGTAGGTTGTACAACACTTGTTCAGAGGAAGCAGAGAAAAAAATAGAGAATATTTGTTTATCATTTAAAGCAAAAAAAATTTCTAGAGAGCAGGCTAAAGAACAAATTTTAGAAGATAAAAATATAAGGTTTTGCATATTAAGTAATATGGATTATTTTGATTATGATGATGCGGCAAACGAAATATTAGATGATATGAAAAGCACTATTATGTTAGTGCATAATAAAAAAGGAGAAAGAAAATGAGTGAACAAACAACACAAGAATTTTATTTAAAGTTATCTAAACTATTTGATAAAGATGAAAGTAAAGAGCACGAAAAAATTATTGCATTAATTCGTGTAGCTCTAGAAAAAGGGGCACAAGGTAAAATGGGTATTTTTACTGTGTGCGATGTTTTAGCAGAAGTTAGAAAAACTACTTTAAATATGGTAGCAGGCAAAGATGCTAGTTTTGAAAATTTATTAGAAGACTATTCTCCTGAGAAACTCAATAAAACTTTACATTAAATACCATAAATGATATTTAAGACTTATGGTAAGTATGCACTGTAAGTCTGTTTTAAAATCACATTGGGCAGACATTTTGTGTGAGCTAAGAAAAAAAACCAAAATGTCTAGGGAAGAATTGTCTTGTGAGTCTGGTGTTGGTGTTAGCACAATAGAAAATTATGAGAGAATGAAAATATCAGAACCATCTATTTATAAAATGGAATTACTTCTCCGGGCAATGGGTTATGAGCTTGATGCTATTTTAATTGAAAGAATGCAAGAGTAACTAAAATGAAATTAAAACTAGTTACTCAACCTAGTGAGGTAATTATTAGTGATGATCCTGTTAGAAAAAATTTAAGCTATGATTTTAGAACAGCAGAGGGTAGAAAAATTTATACTATATTCGGAAAAGCTGTTGTCTGTACTGCTAACACGTACAAAATTCCTATTAACATAAATCAATTAAAAAGATTTTCTTTAGAAGATACAGAAGAATTTACAATTTTTTATACGGTGTGGTCTTATCAAAAAGGTTATGGTCGTTTAATTTTAAATTATTTATTACCTATGTTAAAAACTAAAAGGTTTGTAACACTGTCACCTAAAACAGAAATGGCTAAAAAGTTTCATATAAGAAATGGAGCAAAGCTTATTGCAGAAAATAAAAAAAGTTATAATTTTGAATACTACAGATAAATTTATTTTTTCTTTTTCTTCTTCTTTTCTTCTTTTGGTAATACTCGATATACAATGTCAGGTGGCGCCATAAAATAATAATACTCATTGTGTTTAAATATCATAATAGTTTTCTGGTGCTGCAACCCCCATTTGTATGGTTTGGCATTATCTTGAATTAGTAATTTAAAAAATGTATACGATTTAGAGTTTTCTTTTTCTGTAAAGTACCAAATCTTTTTTGCTTTTAGGACAATGGCATATGGGTTGGAAGTATGGTCTGACTTCCAATGAACACCTTTATCAAAACTTACTACTTTTTTTACATCCATTTTTTTCGGCTTCTATTATAGCATAACCTATTTTTTGTGCAATTTGCGGGATGATGGAGTTTCCCAAGGCACGGAGTTTAAATACTCTATTGGGTACCCCATAAGCCACTCGACCCACGTTGGGTTCAATGTCCCACCAACTGCTCCCGCCAATCTCCCTTTTTCTTTTGCTTTTTGGTAGTTTGTATTTTTTCCTCTGTCCTTGTAGTCCCTTGCCGTTGGGGTCGGTAACAGTTTCTGTCCTCTCTGTCTTAGTCCCTCTGCTATCATCACTTCTTCTTGCAGTATTTTCCCTCCCTTGCCGTTCGGTCTGCTCCCTGGATTTGAAGCTCTCGGGGTTGGCCACATCTGCACCGTGTCTGCTAGACTTAGACTGTGTGTGTTCTTGCCGTCCTTGGATATTCTTCTTCCCGTCTTTGTTAACTTGATGTTCTTGTGTTCGGTCTCTTGTGTTGTCGGTGTCGGAAACATCCACTCCTTCATCCTGGGTGGGCGAAGTGTCGTACCATTCATCATCTCCTGCGCTTCCTTCTCCGTCAACTCCCCCTTCTCCACTTTCCTCCTCATAATCAAAGTCATCCCCTCCGATGCGTGACCGTACCCTTTCGTTGTCGGGGTTGGCCACATCTCTTGATGCACCACTTGTTCCCTCAGATTCCCAGATCGAGATCTGTTTTTTCGGTTCTTCTGGTTGCTTGAGCAATCCTCTTTGTCTCTCGGGGGTAGGTGATCCATTGTGTTCGGGGTCGCCCAAGTGTCCAATGATCCATAATCGTTGTCGTTGGTGGGGGGCGCCAACCGAGAAAGCTGGTATATTAAACGTCCTCGTGGAGTAGCCTTGATCCTCCATTTCATCGAGTATTTCGTCCAAGCCCAATTTGACGAGTCCACTAACGTTTTCTCCAACAACCCAAGTGGGTTTTTGTTCCTTGATAATTCGCAACATCTCTGGCCAGAGGTGTCTAGGATCATCTTTCGCCCTTTGATCTCCTGCGACTGAAAAGGGTTGGCAGGGGAAACCCCCACAAATGACATCTGGACGGGTCGGGACTGTTTCTTTTGTGACATTTTTTATATCTCCTAATATCGGGACTTCGGGAAAATGATGTTGCAATACTGCCTGACAGTACTCATCATTTTCCACAAAGCCAATGGTTTGAAAATGACCTGTAGATTCTAAAGCTAGACTAAATCCACCGATCCCTGAAAATAAATCAAGAACCTTTAGTTTTGATTTGCTCAACGGCTTCCTCTAATTGTTCGCAAATTAATAATAAATCTTTTCTCTCCCTTTCGTCAATCGGGTCATTAGTTTTTAACTTTTCTATTGGGGACTTTGCCACAGAATTTAATTTCATAATAAATTCCAGGCTATGACAAACTTGAACCGATGACCATCGGAACATTATCTCGGGATCTCTTTTTTTAAAACTTCTAAAAAAAATTCGGGCGCGGCATAACACCTTATAAATAATATCCTTCATTATCCTGCCTTTATTCTATCTAATGCTTTTATCAAGCTCGACTGTGAAATATAGTCTTTATGAATAATGTGCCGTTCTAAAATCTCTATTGCCTCTGACCAAGATAGTTTACTGTCTTCGGGTTCGGGTTTTTTATTTTCTTGTGTTGTCATAATCGCTCTGCTCCAAAATAACAAAATAATTGGTTAAAAAATCTAATTGATGTTTTCCTTCTTTGGAAAGTTTATCATAATCCTTGTGTAATTCAGAAATACATCGGTGTACTTTATCTAACTCATACAACTCAATGTACTTGCCTATGTCTTTAAATTTTTCGGTAAATGGTTTTTTTTGAAATCCTACGAATGCCATCACTTTCTCCTTTCTGTTTGACTATTTCATTATAGCAGTTTGTACAATAAAAAATATTATTTTTTTTTATATCTGCTTTAAACCCACAATACTTGCAGTTTGTTACTGATATTCTCCAAGCATCATCGAATGTTCCCATATCGCTTTCCTTGAATCGTTACTAATTTTAATTTTATTTCTTTATTTGTTTGATATTTAACATTGTTATCTCTTATAAGATCAAACATTTTATTGTTTACATCTTTGCGTCTGGGTCTTTTATTAAAACCCAGACGAATTACCACTTCATACTTCATAATACTTCTCCCTAAAATACTCCTGCAAATTCATTTCCTTCTCCTACATAATTACCAGAAATGTACAAATCGGGAAACATTTGTTTTAACTTATTGATTACGGGAATAGGTGGCGACCAAGCAGTATCAAAACTTATGGTTATAAGTTCATAATACTCCTCATCTACCTCAATGTCACAACTACGACTGTTCCATTTGGTGTTCCAATTTTCATTACACCAATCGTACCAATTCGGTATACCCTTCTTCTCACATCTTATCCTATCTTCTTCGGAAAGATTTCCTCGAAACATATTCTTCGGTGGTGGCACTATCTTTTCAAAATCAAGTATTTGTCTTTTTGTGCCATCGGGATATTTCTCTAGTGTCGTGACCTTTTTTAAAAAATCTTTGACACTTTTTTTCCTCTCTTTTATATCTCCCGATATATTGTGAAATTGTATTTCTAATTCGTTTCTAGTATAATTTGGCATTATTCTACTCCTTCTTTTTTTATTATTTCGGCATTGTAAGTCTTTGCAGTTTTTTCTGCGACCTTAATTGCTTCTTCGTAAGATACATCAAATGCTCTACCACTTGATGTACCCCAACCATTTTTTTCCCAAGCTTTTAAATCAACATTGTAAGTTTCGTCATTCCAATGTTTTTCTATTACTACTTCATATTCCATTACTTTCTCCTTTCTCTATTGTTATTTCAGTTTGCCCATCTGCATCGATAATCGTTTCTAACTGACAATTGTGTAAGTTATAGTTTTCTAAAAAATAAAATTGTAGAGGACTGTTTTCATCACAATCCTCTAACTTCTTTTTTAAATCCTTAACTGTTAGCATCACTTTCTCCTTTCATAAAATTTATCTTCGCCATTTATTTTTTCACGAAGTTTTTGGTTTTCTTTTTCTTGCATCTCTTCAATCTCGGTATGAAGTCCAACACCAAAGTCATACCCTTCTTTGTAATCGTGTGTGTAGTTGTCTTCATCTCGTACCCCGACCATAAGACCATCGTGTACTCCGTCTTTGAAATCTTTCTTGGTTTGATTTTCATACTTGTACTCGATATCTTTTATTCGGTGGATCTCATCGACTACATCTTCAATAGAGTTGCCTCCCATTCCCTCATCGGGATTAGTGGTATGTCTTTTGAAATCTGAAATTCTATCTGTGCCATTATCTCCTAATAATGCCTCAAATATTCTCTCAAGACCTTCCTCTAACATTTGTTCATACTTCATTTTAAGTTCTCCCTTCCTCTTGTTATTTCATAATCTGAACTGCCTAACTCATTTCCGTGATAAGTCACAAGTGCAAGACTTCCATCGTCTAATGGTATTTTAGATGTTACATTCTCATACTGCTTATAATCAGAAAGTGATGTTGCCTCTGTTTCACTTATCACAAAAAGTATTTCGTCTTGGTCAAGTTTCCTATCACACTCAATAGTGTATCTATCAGTACTTCTCGACCAATCTTCAAATCCATATTCATACTTCATCATCTTTCTCCTCTGTTTTTGGTAATGTTAAATGAAAGTCTAAATCAACATCTAATATATTCTCGTGTTTAATTCTTTTTGCTTGTTTGATCGTCAACCCATATTCAAATATGGGATTTACTGCAAACCGACCACAAGTAGAATCAAATGGGTCGGTGACAAAAAACCCTTCCCACTCAAACCCTAATTGTTTATGTTTTCCACTACCTATGTAATTTAGTTCGGGTGAATTGAGTTCGTTAATCTCGTCTTGATATTTTAAAATCAATCTATCGGACTCTTTTCTTCTGCCTTCCCAATACAGGATTTTAGATTGTAACTCCCTTATCCTATAGTTCTTAATATTCTCTTTTATATTTATTTTTTCAGTCATTTAAATACCCCACTCCATATATTTTTTTATAATAAGAATAAAACTCGCCCTCTAACTTTGGGGCAAGTCTTCTATATTCTTCCTCACTAACAAAAAAGTCTTCTCTTACATTTTTATAATCGTGAATAAAATCTTCAAAGGTTTCTTTCGCATAATGAGAGTTATTTTTTTTTGCTCTTTCATATAGTTGTTTTAAATTCATACTTCCCCCTTGTTCCATAAGGAAGTAAAAGATATTAAAAATGATTTTTGTTTTTTTGTAAGAGGTATTCTTTTTCCTTCATATTCTCCATACAATAAATCGTCTGGATCGTACTGTGGTAAATTATTCTGTGTACAAAAGTTTTGCAAAATATTGGACATTTGTTTTATGAAACTATCCGTTTCAACCATCTTCAATTCGTCCACAGAACAAGGATAAAACTTTCTTAATGCTTTTACTAAATTTACAAAACTATTTGTCCACAATATGAAATGCTTGTCGTCACTTACTAAATCGTATTCCTTCATCTCTTGTTCTGTGACTTCACATACATCTTTTCTTATTCTTAATTTGTAAGTAGAATAACCAAACTTTTCTTGCTCTCTAGTTTTATTCGTAGGGTCTTCTAAATACCATAACTGCATTTCATAATCTTCTTGATTGTCTATATAGTTGTAACCGATACTAGTAGTTACGACATCATCGCCGTAACTACTATCAGTCCATCTATCAAAATATTTCTTTTTCATAGATTCACTAATCATTTTTTTCTCCTCTTAATACCTTTTAAATAAAAACTCTTTGGTGAAAGTTCTATTGTAAAAAAATCTTCATACCCTTTCTTTGGTAATCCCTTTTTGTTGTAGTAATCTTGACTTACCATTTCAAAATTTTTGATAGGATAAATTTCACAACCATCATCGCCACCAAAAGAATATTCTTTGTTGTATCTCCATTCATCAAAATCTAATTTATGAGGATTGCATTCTTCTGCAAAAACAACTTGTGACCAACCCTCTTTTTTACCTTCTCCATTTTTTCTAGGCATAGTTTTTTCAGAATGGTTCATTAAATAAACACCTTGATCGCCCACTAATAATAGAGAAGGGGGACAAGTTTTGTCCTCCCCCTCTGGTAAATATTTTGCGTAAGGTTTCTTTAACGAATGCCCATTAATCCTTTGAAAATTAATAAGTTCGTTTACTTCTTTCAGATTAAAATTAAGTTCCATTGATCGCTCTCCCATTTATATCTGTTAAAGTAAGACTGCCCTCGGTTGGTTTTTTCCCGAACCATTTTCTGGCACTTATGTAATCGACTTTGTACTTCTTGCCATTCTCACTTTCAATAATGTACTTGTTCTTCCTTGATGTAGAACTATACGAATGCAGTTTAATCTTTCCTAACTGATGATGGTTGTACACCTTCTCAAGGTCTAGGTTGTAATCCTTTGCGTACATTTCTAAAAGTTTTTCTTCCTTGGACTTTTGACCATTGACCAAGAACTGAACAGTAAATGAACCTTCAGTAACTTCTTCTCTTGAACCACCAAATCGAATAGTCTTCATTTGAAAGTTTGACTTATACCTTGTGTTCATTGTTTCAAAGAACTCGTTAAAGTCTTTTCTTATTTCATCTAAATGTGTATCTTTCATAGTAACTCCTAGTTAAATTAATAATACATATATACTGCCAGATTAATCCATATTTATCAAGTATATTCGAAACACTTTATATATATACTGCTCAAATATATTTTTATGTTTTAAAAATTAAAAAATGGACGAAAAAAAGTGTAAAAGTGTAACGAACTAAAATAATGTAGTTAAAAAGACCAGAAATACAGTACTTACAGAAGATAAGACTCGTTACACTACTCGTTACACTTGCTATGTTTTCGTTGCACAAAAAGTGTAACGAATCAGATATTCTGACCGATTGCAGTTTCCAATTTTAAAAAAACTATTTTCTTTTTTAGATTCGTTCAGTATATATAGGAGTATGACTAGTAAAAATAAGATTGAAAAAATAGAAGAAGACTTTGGTCGTAAACTTACTAACAGACAAAAAGAGTTTGCTAAATACTTTGTAGAGGGTGTTTATAGTAATGCAGAATGTGTTCGCAAGGCAGGATATTCTGATACAAATGGTATTGCTAGAATACAAGCAAATAAATTGTTAAACCCTAAAATGTTTCCTCACATTACGGAATATATAAATGAACTTCGTGAAGAAAGAGAAAAAAAATATGGTGTTACTTTAATTGGACAATTAAAAAGATTTAAAGAGTTAGGAGATAGAGCAGAAGAAGAAGGTCAATTTACTGCAAGTATTAATGCAGAAAAAATTAGAAGTTCGTTAGGTGGATTGACTATTGATAGAAGAGAAACAAATCACTATCACGCAATTGATGGAATGAGCAGAGAAGAAATTGAAAACCGATTAAATGAATTAAGAAATAAACACCCACAAGCATTTATAGATGCAGAGGTAATAGATGACACAAAAACCAGAAGGTCTTCTGTGGAACAGAGTAAGAAAAAATCTACCAAGCAGTTGGCACATAACAAGAATTGAAAATCGTTTAGGTGGTGGTATTCCCGATGTGCATATCTGTGCAGATCATTTGCCATTTTGGATTGAACTAAAAGTAACAAAAACTAACAGAGTTTCTATATCTGCTCAACAAATCGCTTGGAATTTCGGGTATTTTAAATCGGGGGGTGTAAGTTTTTACTTGGTTAACCCCCTCTCAACCTCGCACCTATATTTATTTTCGGGGGAATATGGTCGGGAGTTGGCGACCAAAGGACTCGGGTCGGTGGACATCGGGTCGGGATCGGGGATACCTTGCTTATATTTCGGGGACAATTTTTCGGGACTAATAGACTCAATGATAAAGTATACATCAGATCGGGTCGGGATTTTTAAGCCAATATTCGGGGTCGGGGATCGGGATAATAATTTAACTGAACGCCCGGATATTTTAGATTAAGGAGTCAAAGATATATCCGGGCGTTATCCTGCCGCCGTTATTGCCGCCAGGAATTAGTGAGTCGGATTCCTTAGTGTTTAAGAAATCCAACAATTGTTTTTCTAGTGTTAACTGAACACAATTTGCATTGCTTACAAGTGAGTCCTTTGGTCTGACTCAAACACATTGCAACGGGTCGCCCATTTGGAGTCGCCGTTGTGTGTTCGTCCACTACCACGGCAACGGGGAGTCCGTGCTTTGCTAATTCGTCGGCGTGTTCTAAATTGTTAGCACTTAAATTAATTGTGAATCCGTTTTCATTAGCTTTTTTTATAAGCTCTATATTCTTTTTATATTTATGTTTGTGAGTAAAACAAATTACACGGCGTCCATTATTTGCTTTCACTAACTGATTTAATTTTTTTTCGTCAATAGACTCGTTGTCGTCGCCGTCGTTAGGTAAATCGCCGATTTGATTATGTCGCCATATATCCACGGACTCGGGAAAGTTTGCAATTTTTTCCATAACATCATCCCAATTATTAGAAAATTTCTTTTTCCATCGCTTATTAAATCCCGTTTCAGTTTCGCCCCACACAATAGAAGTATGATATTTTTCGCCGTAGCAATCGCCGTTTTTCATAGGGCAAGAGTCTGGGCAACTTTTTCTTTCGGTTGTCGTGGTCGGCATTTTACCAAGCTTTTT